CTGATGTACTTTGATAAGGGTGTCGATCTCGAAACCCAATCTAACCCAATCAGCTTGTGTACTCGCCCACGTGCAGTCATTGAGTTGAGTGCTTAAGGAGGCAGTTATGGACGTTAAAACAAAAACCACTTACGTGGTGACAAAGCCGTTTGAATTAGACGGAAAAAAACTAAAAGTTAGCGACAAGGTAAAACTTAATTACTTAGAAGCAGGCTATTTGTTAACAAGTGGATTTTTAATGCCAGAACACTTAATGGCAGCAGAACCCGTCACGCAAGCGCAAGCACAAGCCGAGCCAGAGCAAGCAAGCGCATGATTAACGTTCCAGCAAGCCCATTTTTAGCCGTGTTTGGCAATGTTTTCGCACATCAAAACGGAACACAAGCCCGTTTAATGCCAAGCGAGAACCAAACTGAGCACAGCTTTGGGCGCGCTGGACTGTCCGCCAATCAAGGCATGGTCGAAACCGACAAAAATGAGTGGCCAGAATCATGGCTTATTGGCGAACAAATTACCAAAGACACAGGCGAAACATTTGTTATTGCCCACATCTACCCACCAGCTTACGGCTGGATTAAAGCAACTTTAAGGAGCTTACCATGAGTTTTTTACACGGGGTTGAAATTGTCGAAATCGACGATGGCGCACGCCCCATCCAAACAGTACGATCATCCGTTATCGGCTTAGTGGGCACAGCACCAGCCGCCGATCCGCTCAAATTCCCACTCAACACACCTGTTTTAATTGCAGGCTCTCGATCAGAGGCAGCCGCACTTGGCGCAAAAGGAACAATTCCAGCAGCCATTGATGCCATTTTCGACCAAGCAGGCGCAATGGTTGTTGTGATCCGTGTCGAAGAAAACACCACCACACCAGCCACCACCATTTCAAACGTCATTGGTGGTGTCGATGTTGCCACTGGCAAGAACCTCGGCTTGCAAGCTTTACTATCAGCAGAGTCAATCGTTAAGGTTGCGCCACGCATTTTAATCGCACCAGGCTTTACGCAAAACAATGCCGTGGTAGCAGAAATGCTGGGCATTGCCGACCGTATGCGTGCCGTCATTATTGCCGACGGACCTAACACAAACGATTCAGCAGCAATCACTTACCGCGAATTGTTTGGCAACAAACGTCTTTATGTGGTCGATCCTTGGGTTAAGGTTTGGGATACCGTAACCAGCACCGAAGTGATTCAGCCAGCATCAGCACGCGTAGCTGGCATGATTGCCAAGTCAGACAACGAGCGTGGCTTTTGGTGGTCGCCATCTAACCGCGAAATGTACGGCATCACTGGCACAGCACGCGCCATCGACTTTACATTGGGCGACGCTAACGCACGCGCAAACTTGCTGAACGAAAACGAAGTGGCAACCATCATCCAAAAAGACGGCTTCCGCTTATGGGGCAACCGCACCTGCTCGCCCGATCCAAAATGGGCGTTTTTGTCGGTGGTTCGCACTGCCGATTTAATCAATGACAGCTTGTTGCGTGCGCACATGTGGGCAGTAGATCGCAACATAACTCGCACCTACGTGCAAGACGTGACAGAAGGCGTTAATGCTTACTTGTCTCATTTAACCGCTATCGGCGCGATTTTGGGCGGTAAGTGCTGGGCAGACAAAGACCTAAACACCCCAACAGAAATTGCCAGTGGCAAGGTTTATTTCGACTTTGACTTTACGCCACCATTCCCAGCAGAACACATTACATTCCGCTCACGTATGGTTAACGATTACATTGAAGAGGTGTTCAAATGATCCCACAAAACTTAAAGAATTTCGCACTGTTTGTTGACGGTCGCGGATATGCAGGTAAAGCACCTGAAGTTACCTTGCCAAAACTCACGCGCAAAACGCGTGAGTACAGCGCAGGTGGCATGGCAGGACCAGTCGAACTCGATATGGGACTTGAAAAGCTAGAGTTAAGCTTTACGCTCGAAGAGTTTAACAAAGACATCTTAAAGCTATGGGGCTTAAGCAACATGCAGCAAGTCGCATTACGCTTAACAGGCACGGTTAACGATGACAGTTCGGACGAACATAAACCAGTCGAGGTTATTGTGCGTGGTCGCTGGAAAGAAATCGATTTCGGTTCTTGGAAAAAAGACGACGCAGCTTCTATGAAAGTCATGGTCAACGCTGCTTACTACCGTTTAAGCGTGGACAGTGAAGAGCTGATCGAGATCGACATGATCAACATGGTTGAAAAAGTCGGCGGCATCGATCGCTTAGAATCACAACGCGCTAATTTAGGCATCTAATTATGAAACAAGTAACAACTTATAGTGTTGTTAAGCCATTTGTTCACGCCAACATCGTTATCGGTGTTGGTGAGACGGTTCAGCTTAACCAAGCGCAAGCGACGTATTTAATCACCAGTGGCTTTATCGAATTGGCAGAAAAATCGGCAGAATCTTCTGAGCAGATTAAGCCAACAAAAACCACCGTTAAAGCAAAGGAGACAATCAATGAGCAAAATTAACGTCGCCTTAACTTACCCCGTTATTATTAATGGGCGCATGACCGAATCCCTAGACATGCGCCGACCACGGGTGGGTGACTTGTTATCGGTGCAAAACGAAAAAACACAAGAAATAAAAGAGCTTAAGCTGTTTGCCAACCTGTGCGAGGTCGAGCCAAGCGCATTAGAACAGCTTGATCTTTTGGATTACAAAAAAGTACAAGAAGCTTACTCGGGTTTTTTGTCATAAGTCCTAGTGAAAAAACGCTGCGAACACTGGTGGTAACACTAACCAAACACGCAGGATTTTCATTGACCGAAACACTAAACTTAGAACCAGATGAAGCACTTGCTTGGCTAGAAATAACCCTAACCCTTAGCCAGACAGGCTAGGGGTTATTTTTTAACCGCTAAAAGATAAGTGGAAGCGTTTGCCAATAGCTTTAACCAGCCAACAGCAAACAAAAAGACAATCGTGGCTGCCAAAGCAGACCATGCTAAATAGACCATGAATAACCCATAGAAAGCCACGCAAAGGCTTATAAAAATAACAACAGAAACCAACGCTTCTCGACCATGCATAGGTTCGTAAAGCATTAAGTCATAAACATTTGTTACGTTTTGTTTATTCATAAAGAGGCTCACAATGTCAGTTATCGAACAATCCATTACTATTGGCATTGGTGCCGTTATCGGATCAGCCTTTGGCAAAACAATGAACACGGTAAAAACCAGCTTTACTGGTATCGAAACACAGTTATCTAGGTTATCCGAAAGCAGCAAACAATTCAAGACACTTGAAAAGCTAGAAAAAGACCTAAAAAAAACAGAAACAAGTATAGAAAAAAGCTCGCAAAAGCTCGCAGCGCTCAAAGAAAAAGAACAAGAAGCAATGCTGTCTGGCAACCAAGAGGCAATAGATAAAACAACGCTGGCGCAAGAAAACCATTTCAAAAAAGTCGAAAAACTTAAAAACGAAGCTGCAGCGTCTTCCATAAAGCTTGCCAATGCACGCGCTTCTGGCGACATCAGCGCCATAGAGCGGGCAGAAAAAGCGCATGCCAATAAAGAAGCACGACTTGCGCAAGCGATGGAGCAAACGGCTAAAAAGCAAGCCGCCATCGACAAAGCGATTGCTGACCGCGTGCCACAGCGCTTAAAAATGGAAATTGAAGCCGAACAAGCAGCACTAGAAAGGCGCAAAGCCAGACAAGCGGAACAAAAAGCAGCCATCGAAAAAGAAAAAGCTGCCCTAGGTGGTGTGCTCAAAGAGCGCGAAAAGATTAACGCGCAAATGGATAAAGCACTAGCCAAACAAACCAAGCTTGCCACCTTAACCCAAGCACAAAGCGATAACGAAGCCACAAAATCCGATATTCGTGGACAAGCTGTTGGCGTTGTCGCAATCGGGGCAACGCTTGCACTGCCCATTAAACAAGCGGTCGATTTTGAAAGCGCAATGGCGGACGTGAAAAAGGTTGTTGACTTCGATAGCCCTGTCGAACTTAAGACCATGGAAGCTGACATATTAAAGCTAACCAGAACCCTGCCTATGACAGCGCAAGGCATCAGTGCAATCATGGCAAGCGCAGGGCAGGCAGGCATTGCCAAGAATGAACTCATGGGCTTTGCGCAAAGCGCTGCAAAAATGGGCGTTGCTTTCGACATCACCGCCGACGAAGCAGGCGACATGATGGCAAAATGGCGCACAGCGTTTAAGATGAATCAGACGCAAGTCAACACGCTTGCCGATCAAATAAATTTTTTAGGAAACACCACCGCAGCCAGTGCCCCAAAAATTTCAGACGTTGTGCGTCGAATCGGTCCACTTGGTGAAATTGGTGGTATTGCAGCATCGCAAATTGCTGCCATTGGCGCAAGCATGGTATCGGCAGGCGTTGAAAGCGAAGTAGCAGCAACAGGCATTAAAAACTTCATGCTTTCAGCTGTCGCTGGAGCAAGCGCAACAAAAGGACAAAAAGAAGCCTACAAATCACTTGGCATTGAAACAACGGCACTCGCAAAGCGCATGCAAAAAGATGCAGGCGGCGCGATTGATAATTTATTAACACGACTGCAAAAACTGCCCAAATATCAGCAAGCAGCGACCTTGAAGGAGCTTTTTGGCAGCGAATCCATCGGTGCAATTGCGCCGTTATTGTCAAACCTAGATAGCTTAAAAGACAACCTAAGAAAAGTCGGTGATGCTAGTCAATACGCTGGCTCGATGAATAAAGAGTTTGAAGCACGCGCGGCAACCACAGCCAATGCGTTTCAGTTAATGTCGAATAAATTAACCGAAATCAGTATCACCATCGGCTCTGTATTACTTCCAGCCGTCAATACCGCATTAAGCGCAATTACGCCAATTATTACCAGCATTGCAGACTTTGCGCGCGAAAACCAAACGCTTGTAAACGGCATATTTGTTGTTGGCGGCGCAATGCTGACGCTAAAAGTAGGCATGATGGCAGGCGCTTATGGGTTAGCCGTTGCCAAAGGCGCTATGATCGCCTTAAACCTTGCTATGACCGCCAACCCAATCGGGCTAGTGGTTAAAGCGCTGGCATTTTTGGGTGTCGGGCTTTACGCCGCATGGGACTACTTGCGCAATACCAGCGATGCTTTTTGGGAATTTGAAAGCAAGGCTGTCTGGGCTTTTGAAAGTGTTGTCGAGTCTGGCAAAGCGCTATGGGATGGTTTAGGCTCGGCTTTTTCAAGCGGCGTTAACTTTGTAACATCGGTTGGGTCGACCATGATTGAAGGCTTAAAAACAGCTTTCGGTTACACGCCGCTTGGCTTAATTGTGAATAACTTTGATTCTATCGTTAGCTACCTTGGCACAATCCCAGACAAGTTCAAAGCCATTGGGGCGGCAATCGTAGACGGCTTAATGTCTGGCTTAAGCAGCATGGGCGACACGATTAAGTCATATACCATAACACCAGTCATGGACATGGTGGACGGCGTTAAGTCAAAATTAGGCATCAAAAGCCCTAGCCGTGTATTTATGGGCATTGGTAGTGACACAGTCGAAGGCATGACCATCGGCATGACGCAAAAAACACCAAGCCTAATCGATAATGCAAAACAAGGCGTGACCAATTTAGCGCAAGCGGTAGCAGCAACAGCCGTCATTGGCACTAGCGCAATAGCAATGCCACAGCAAGCGCCTGTTATCGGTCAAGCCTTGCAACCAATGGTTACGCAATCCAATACCACAAGCAATATAGCAAACAGCACCGAAACACTCAGCACGATCGACAAGGTGCTACAAGCCAAAGATAGCGCCCGCATCGAGCGTATCACAACCAGCGCAATAGCAATGCCACAGCAAGCGCCAAATATAAATAATAGCTATGTCATCAACATTCAACAGTTACCAGGACAGGATGCTAAAGCATTGGCGCAAGCAGTTATGGCGGAAATAAACCGACAACAAAGCATTAAATCACGCAGTGGGATGTACGATAAATGAAGAAATATCTGCCCGCTTTTAGCGTGTCAGCCAACGGAAGCGACATCACAACCGCCATTAACGAAAAGCTAATCAGCCTAAGCATTTCAGATGAAGCTGGCTTTGAAGCGGACACGCTCGAAATCGTAATCGAAGACCACAAAGACGAAATCAGTATTCCAAAGCTTGGCGCTGAATTGTCGATCGCCATTGGATACGAAGGCGCATTAGTTGATTTTGGCACATACCAAGCAGACGAACTAGAATTGAATTTCGCACCAAGCACCATGCGCATCATGGCAAGAGCAGCCGACCTGCGAGGCGAAACCAAATCAAGCAGAACTAAAGAGTGGCATAAAACCACCATTGGCAGAATTGTCGAAGCCATTGCCAAAAAAAACGGACTGATCCCTGCAATTTCCGACGAACTTGCAGGCATTTCACTTAATCATATTGATCAAATCGATGAGAGCGATTTTCATTTTTTAAGCAGGCTAGCCAAGAATTATGGTGCAATCAGCAAGCCCGTGTCTGGAAAATGGGTTTTTAAGCCAAGGCTTAACGGCTTTACGGCAAGCGGAAAAACCATAGCAAGCGTATCACTAACCCCAGAAGAAGTGACAACAGTAAGCGTAAGCCTTGCCTGTCGTGACAAATACAAGGCTGTATCTGCCTATTACAACGACACAAAAACGAAAAAGCGCGAACAAGTTAAGACTGGCGAAGGCGAACCAATCTACCAAATGCGTCACACCTTTGCCAACGCTGATCAAGCAATTAAAGCGGCACAAGCAAAACTTAAAACACTGTCAGACAATCAGACAAGCTTAAGCTTAACCTGTCCAGGAAATACAAATCTTGTCGCTGAAGGGGTTATTTATTTAAGTGGGTTTAGAGATGGCATAGATGGCGAATGGATCATTACCCGAGCCACACACACAATCAACACCAGTGGTTACACCACCAACATAGAAGCAGAGGGATACAATGAATCTTGGGACAGTGAGTAATCTTGCCAACAATATCGGCAGGAACGGACTAAGTGCATCCAATTTAACACAGCTTTCACGCATGATCGAGCTTGCACAAAACAACCCAAGCGCGTTACTTCAATTCGATAGCAGTATTGGCGGATCGCTCAGCATCCCAAAGGGGCGCACATTAATGCAGCTTGGCAAGTTTCAGTTTTCTATCGGCACGCTGGCGCATCAAGAAATAAACCGCACAACAGAATACCGATGGGCAAGCCACGACAGAATCAATAACACCCAAGCACAACAGTTTTCTGGCTATGGTAAAGACAGCATCGAGCTATCAGGTGTTACCGTTCCTCAGTGGACTAATACAAAAACACAGATCGAGCTTTTACGAGGAATTGCCCAAACAAAAGAGCCTCAACTATTAGTTGACGGCTCTGGCACAAATTACAGCTATTGGGTTATTGAGTCTGTCAGTGAAAAACAGGCGTTATTAGATGGTATGGGCAATGGCAGAGACGGCAGCTTCAGTCTTTCTCTGGCTTATTATGGTGACAAATTATGATACTCAAGAAAATTATCACGGTACAGGGTGACCGACTAGATAAGCTGTGCCAGCAGTTTTATCAAGACGTAGGAATGATTCACGAAGTCA